AAGCCATTGCTTCTTACAGAGCTCAAGAGGCTGCAATTCAAGCTCAAGCCGCCCAAGCTCAAAGAGAAGCAGAAATAGCCCAAACAGAAATAGCCAAACAAGTAGCAGAAACACAGCGCTTATCTGTTGAGATGGCGGCTAAGTCAAAGTCAGATATTGAATCTGTGCAGCGGACATCTTCTGCAAAAATAGCAGGACAACGTAAGGCTGGTCGCTTTTCAGCAGATCGCTCAATGCTGTCTGGATATCGTGTTGCTGAAACTGGCCCACCAACACTTGGCGGCGCTGGCAATCTTGGCGGTCAAGCTAGTAGTTTTGGCGCAACAGGTCAGCTTGGGGTTGGATGATGAAGCATAACTGGAGGCTTACCAATGAAAAATAAAGAAGTGTGGGACAAGCCAAGACCCAAAGATTTACCCAAGTCTGAGGCGCTGTCATCAGCTGAAAAGCGCATGGCAATGCGCCGCGCTGCTAAAGCAGGCCGGCCATACCCCAATCTGGTTGACAACATGGCTGCGGCAAGAGACAAGAAGTGAGCAAATACAAAGACCCAGAGGGTGGTCTGACCGAGGCTGGCAGGCGCAAGTTTGAATCGTCAGGCGAGAGTAAAAACCTTCAGCCAGGCGTGAAAGACAGCACACCAAGTGGTGAGCGTGCCAGGCGTAAAGGGTCTTTTCTGACTCGGTTTTACACCAACCTAAGTGGGCCTTTGGTCAACGATAAGGGAGAGCCGACCAGGCTTGCGCTGGCAGCGAATGCGTGGGGTGAGCCGGTGCCCCGCACTCAGGTTGCTGCCGCACGTTTGGCGGCTAAAGGTCGCAATTTGCTTGACAAGTACAAGCTAGAAGAGGAATGACATGGAATACGGTACAAACCAAAGTGGCGGCATGCGCCTAACACCAGAGCAAATTCTTAAACGTCAAGCGCTGGCTCAGACAAAGAAGGATGAGTTCCAGCAGCTGTACCAGGATGCCTATGAGTTCGCCCTGCCCCAGCGCCAGCTCTATGGTGTTTGGGAGGGTGGTGCTGTTGGCTCCAAGAAGATGCAGCGCGTCTTTGACAGTACAGCAATCAACAGTACTCAGCGGTTTGCCAACAGGTTGCAGTCGGTAGTCTTTCCCCCGCAAAGACGCTGGTGCAGACTTGAATCAGGCATGGATATTCCTGTTGATCGCAAGCCACAAGCACAAGCAATCCTAGATCTTTATGGCGAAAAAATGTTTGCCATATTGCGTCAGTCAAACTTTGACATTGCCATGGGTGAGTTTTTGCTTGACCTGGCCGTGGGCACCGCCTGCATGATGGTCCAGCCCGGCGACGATGTAAACCCGATCAACTTCATCCCCGTGCCGCTGTTCCTGGTGAGCTACGAAGAAGGCGCAAATGGCCAGGTGGACAACGTCTACCGGCGAATGCGCTTGAAAGGTGAAAGCATCCAGCGCCAATGGCCAGATGCTGAGATACCACCAGACATGCAGCGCCGCATTGCTGACAAGCCAACCGACGATATTGAGCTGCTTGAGGCCTCTATCTATGACGCAAACCGTGGTGACTACTGCTACCACGTTATTGACAAACACAGCAAGGCCGAGTTGGTCTATCGCAGACGCAAGGTTTCACCGTGGGTGATATCGCGCTACATGAAGGTGGCCGGTGAGATCTATGGCCGTGGTCCATTGATGACCGCCCTGCCGGACATCAAGACGCTGAATAAGACCATTGAGCTGCTGCTCAAGAACGCTTCTCTTGCAGTCTCTGGCGTGTACACCGCAGCTGATGATGGCGTACTAAACCCCAACACGGTCAAGATTGTGCCTGGCGGCATCATCCCTGTAGCGCGAAATGGTGGCCCACAAGGACCATCTCTTATGGCCCTGCCCCGCTCTGGCGACTTCAACGTGTCGCAGCTGGTGATCAACGATCTGCGCGGCAACGTCAAGCGCATCTTGCTGGACGAATCCCTGCCCCCAGAGAACATGAGCGCCCGTTCTGCCACCGAGATTGTCGAGCGCATGAAGGAGCTGTCTCAGAACCTGGGCAGCGCGTTTGGCCGACTGATCAATGAGACCATGATTCCTGTGGTAACCAAGATTCTGGAGGTCATGGACGAGCGTGGCCTGATTGATCTGCCGCTGCGGGTTAATGGCCTTGAGGTCAAGGTGTCTCCCACCTCCCCGTTGGCCAATGCTCAAGCAATGGATGAGGTCAACGCGGCGCTGCAGTTTGCCCAACTCACCAGAGAAATGGGTGCCGAGGGTCAGGTGGCTGTCAAGTTTGGCGAAATGATTGACTACTTGGGCGACAAGCTTGGGGTGCCTGCGGCCCTAAGAAACAGTGCAGCTGAGCGAGTCTTTGCAATTGAGCAGCAACAAGCCCAAGACGCTCAAGCCATGGCAGCTCAGATGGCCATGCAGCAACAAGGTATGGCACCACCTGGTCAGCCTACCTTACCAGCACCACAAGGAGCAATCTAATGGACTATGGAAACAGGCCAAGCGGCGAAAAAAAAGGTATGGGTTACTTTGGCGAGCTTAAAAGACCCAATGGAGATGTATCAACAGAAATATCTGTGGGCGTTGGTATGGACGGCAAAGAGCTAGAAATACCATTGATTGTGCCAACTCTTACGAAAAAAGAGCTTAATTACTTATTAACCACAGATGTGGAAAGTAAAACTTTTTTTACAAACATGCCGTCATCCATTATGGACAAAGCATATGAGCATGCAAAAACACGCATCAAATCTGGCATGTCGCCATTTGCTGATGAAGATGAAATGATGGAGCCACCCGAAGAATGAGCTGGGACGAAATTAACGCCATTGGCCAAGCGCCAGACATCCGCGAAGTCACACAGCAGCGTGAGGATTTAGCCAGGCTTTGTCTTCGCGTGTTTGGTACTGAGGACGGCCAGAAGCTTCTTGAGTGGCTTCGCGCCGTGTATGTAAATGTGCCTATCGCCGCGCCAGGCACAGACCCGTCCCATGCATTCTTTGCTGAAGGGCAAAGAAACGTGGTCCGGGACATTGAGGCGCGGATCAATCAAGCAAGGAAACTATGACGACCGAAACCGAAACAAATGTCGAGCCCAGCACTGGCCTACTTGACAGCGTACAGGTGGCAGACGAAGGCAAGACAGAAAACTCGCAAGCTGTTGAAATTAACCACAAAGCGACTGCAGCAACAGAGCTAACACCAGGTATTCCTGGCACGCCCCAAGAGCGCCCAGAGTGGCTGCCAGAAAACTTCTGGAACCAAGACAAGGGCGAAGCCAACATGGAGGCCATGGCCAAGTCTTATGCTGACTTGCGCAAGGTGGTTAGCCAGGGAAAGCACAAGGCCCCAGAAAGCGGCAAGTACGACACCAGCGTGTTTAAAGCCCAGGATGTTGACAATGAATCGCTTGCCAAAACCTATGTTGACTGGGCTCAAAAGTACGGTATTAGCCAGGTAGCCTTTGATGAGTTGGCACAAAACGTCAATCAAATGGCTGATGTAATGGCAGGGCCGGTTATCGATACCCAAGCTGAGATGAAGTCTCTTGGCCCTAACGCCAACGCTGTGGTCAACGGTATGGTGGACTGGGCTCGCGGCCTGGTCAACAAGGGTGTGTGGAGCAAGGACGACTTTGAAGAATTCAAAATCATGGGCGGCACAGCTCGCGGTCTCAGCGCGTTGATGAAGGTGCGCTCTGCCTATGAGGGCCGGGTGCCAATTGAAGTTGCCCCAATGGAAGGAGCTCCCAGCAAGGAAGAGCTGTACCAAATGGTCAACGATCCCAAGTACAAAACCGATACCGCTTACCGCCAAAAGGTGGAGCGGATGTTCCAACAACACATTGCCTAATTCTTTTCTAGCGGCTGACTTTCGTTGCCATTTGACCCAGCTTCGGCTGGGTCTTTTTTTATTTGTGCGCCATATTTGCATTTTGTACAAAAAGCAATACAATCGGAACTAAGGCATACCAGGCAACTGGCCCTTACCGCAGCGGATGCTGACGATTGGCTGGCGATACTAGCAAGCATTCGGCCCTGATTCTCAGGCTCACCGGCGCGAGAACCCTGTTTTTTCAACAACCGAATGAGGTATCCAAATGAGCATTTCTTTAAGCAATGCCTTCGTTACTCTCTTCGACGCGGAAGTCAA